AGTCACTAGGGAGAGCGGTGATGAATAAAATAAGTTATGTTGTAGCTAAAGCACTTTTTAAAATTACAGGGGTTATATTTTTAACTCAATTTCTTTTTGAAATGTCGGGAATTTTTGTTAGAAAAGAAGGCTTTGAGTCCACTCTGCTTGTCTGTTTTATAGCGTTTTTGCTTTCAGCATTTTATGGTCTTGCGGTTGTAGTTTTGAACGCCTCAAGAAAAAACGAGGAGAAAAGTGATGAATAAAAAACTTATAAAAGCCGCAAAGAAGTTAGAGGATGCGGCACTAGAGTATAGGTATCTGTGTCAAAAAGGGAGTGAAAGGGACGCTGTTATTTGGATACAAAACAACACAACAGGCGAGGGTGTTCTTATAGCTGACAATCTTAACATGGAACTTATAAAGGAAAGGTTGTGAGATTAACAACTAGGAGAAGAGTGATGTGGTCCAGTGGGACTTAGATAAAGAAGGTTAGTTTCTTGAGGGGAGTCAGTCTTTCGAAGATTGCGACTGATAGCAGTGTGGGCGGCTCCTCTATTTTTTTGTCCCTTATACGAAAAAGTTATATCCTTATGCCAAAAAGTTCTAAAAATAACTCATTTATTTTAGCGTAGGCCCTTGCATTTTATATCTACATCGCCTATAATAGCTACATAAGTTAATGAATAGAGAGAGTTGATATGACAGTTATTCCAGTGAACATCCAAGACGTTAAGACCTTCCGCTCCGGTTTCGACCTTGTTGAGTACGAAGCGGGTACCGACCCTTTAGACGGTTTCTGTTTGATGGGTTTCGACGAAGTCGGAATGTTCTGTAAAAATCCTCGTTATGCATTTATTGGAGAAGCCGCATGAATCTGATTGGTCAAAAAGTTGAAGGTATGTGGGGTGCCATGCATCCTATCTCGTATGGTCTAATCGAACGTCAGGTTGGTCGCGACAGTGTCGAGATTAAATGGGAAGACGGTTTCCGTCAAGAAATCCTAGTTGATGAGATTCGAGAGTCTGGGTGGCGTAGTCCTAACGGTTCACCCATCGGAATCTTTTTTGGAGAAGTCGCATGATTGATTATATTTCCTGTACCGAAGACGGTTCTGAGATTCGTCTTTACGATGAACACGAGATGCGCCCTGTGTGCGAATCGAACAATGTTGCTGAGTTGGTCAATGCATATTTGAAGTACGGTATCGCCCCTCAAGTGATGGGTTCATCGGATTGGTTCGACGCACCGTTCGCGACTGCTCGAGAGTACACCATGAAGAAAGTCTACAAACTAATCTAGGGAGACAGAATGCCTAAAATCGTCAAACTGAATTATGACCGGAAGGTCCGGTACCTTTACGACAAGGACACTGAAGAGTGTAACCGACTCGCTGATGAGGTCATGAACCACTACGGTCAGTTCCTTGAAACTCCGCATGGATGGTGGATGGAAGACATCAAACGTTTTCAGAAGATATTGAGAGAGTGCGGTCTGTCCGTAAGTGAGTTCCTTCGAAAGGAATTCGATGTGCCGCAGAGAACTGCGGTGAAACCTAAAAGAAAGCCGCGGAAAAGTGTCGCAACCAAGAAACCTACCGTGACCAAGAAGAAGACTCCGGTCAAGAAAAAGACTGCGGTCAAACGAAAAAAGCCTTGACATTATCCCCCAGTGTGGTACAATAGCTGTATTGAATTGAGAGATTAAATTATGAGTTACAGAGTTTGGTACGAAGGTTACAAACATTATTACAATTCTGCACTACTTGAGTTTGGTATGGATGAGGATCTAGCATACAGATACTACGAGTATGCTGTCAAAAAGTCTGACTTCCGTAAGTGGAGAGATTCTGAGAAGAAGAAGACGTACCGTGCAGAGTGGAAGTTTGAATCGGAGTTTCCTAATGTAATGGAAGAGATGACTCTCAAAGAATGTCAGAAGTTCGTTGACAGAGTATGTAAGTCTAAGTTGTGGAAGCAACTAGTATCAGAAGGTTTCATGGGCAGCAGTAAAGTCACCGTACAGATGATGCGTGACATGAAGGGTCGTGGTCGACTCGCTGGTTGTTCCTATGGTAGCTGGATTGCTGTCGCCCCGACAGGTGGTTGTAACAAGTATGTTTTGCTCCACGAACTCGCACACTCTGCTGGGTTTAGAAACCACGACCACAAGTTCCGTGCAGTAGTTCTTCGATTGGTCTCTAGGTTCATTGGTCAGGTCGAATCTAAGGGTCTCAAGAAGACTTTCCGTAGTGCAAAACTACGGGTATCACCCCCCATTATCAAATCTCCGGAAGCATGGTTACGAGCAGTGGCACGTGCTCCGATTAAGTTATCTGCATAAAAAGGATGGTTCTTATGCCAAATCGATATAAGAATGCCCTTGTGTTTTGGAAACAAGTGTGCGATAATAGCTACATAAATTGATAAGAGATTAAGTATGAATCCATTGATAGTTACAGGTCGAATCAAGAACAAGAAACGTGTTGAGGCGTATATCCATACCCTCGCTAAAGAGTTGGGTATCAACCGTCTCTACAGTAAATGCATCCTTGTGAAGTTCTCTACCAAACTAGAATCAGAGGCCCAAGGGTTATGCTGGGGTGACAAGAAGACCCACGCAGAGATATCTATAGCCCGCACTAGTGAAGGGGAGACCATGACTATGGAGTCCATGATGCAGACTCTTGCGCACGAAATGGTACATGCTAAGCAGTATCTCCGTGGCGAGTTATGTGGTTACACCGCGGCATGGAAAGGTCGCAAACCTCGCAACTACAAGTACGAGAATGCTCCTTGGGAGAAAGAGGCATACCGTCTCGAAGAAGAATTGTTTAATAACTGTTGGAAGTGAGAGAGAGTATATTATGAAAGGTTTAGGTGAAATATTTATTGGTGTTAGTGCCTCGGTTGCTGTGTTTGTTTATTGTACTGCTGTTGGTAGTGCAATTGATATCCCAGATGTCCACGTCAGTAATAGCACTGGAGAGTGTGTCAAGGTCATCAACTATGCTGAGGACGATGAATACACATGTAACGTCCTTCCTAGCAAGTACAATCATGTGTGGGTGAAATAATGGAAATTGTCTACGATATCTTAGGAGTCATCATGTTCGGATTCCTAATACTACTTGTTTATGTCAACCTTCACATGGAAGAAGAGAAGCGGTTAAGTGAGCGCTTGCCCCTACTCTGGGAAGAGGGTAGTTTCCTAAGAACTTTTTGGAATAAGGTTATAACAAAAAAGTCTAAAAAAAAGTAAAAAAAGTGTTGACTTTGTTTCGAAAATAAGAGATAATAGCTGTGTTGATTGGGGAGTTCTGGTTCGAATTCTTCGCTAGGGACCTTCGGGGTCCACTGCTACTCCCCCTTCATTTTTTTGAGTTTAATTGAGAGAGAGATTTTATTATGGCGTTTGTAAGTCAAGAAGACAAAAAGAAGTTAGCTCCTGCAATCAAAGCAGTCCTCAAGAAGTACAAGATGAAAGGTACTCTTGCCATTCGTCACCACAGCAGCTTGGTCTGTAACATTAAGAGCGGTGCTCTTGATATCATCGGTGCGTTGCCTGTCAGCGAGTACGGTCCTCGTGACTACGTTCAAGTCAATCCTTACTGGATTGCTGAGAACTACGACAACAAAACTGTCGTTGCGTTCTTGACTGAGTTGAAGGCTGCGATGGAAGGACCCGACTTCTTCTGTGAAGATGACAGCATGACGGACTACTTCTTCAGAAGCCACTACATCGACATCAACGTCGGTACGTTCAGTAAGCCTTATGTGTTGGAGGCTGCGTAATGACTGATATGACTTTTCGAGTTTGGTGTAACGAGATGTGGTTCCAACATTGTGATGAAGTCGAGACCTACACAGGTAAATGCCCAGACTACAAGGCGAAGGACTACTTCGCTAAGTATAAGTGGTTCCTAAAGCGCGAGTACAACTACGCTAAAAAAAATGAAACTTTTTAGCTAAAAGCCCTTGACATTTCCACAGAATAGTGTATAATGTCTTATGTAAAGTTGAGTTGATAATTAAATTTTTGAGAGAGAGATATATTATGTTTTATGCAAAACCCAAAATGTCTAACCACCACAATGCACAGACTTTCGATACTGTCGCTGCAGCTGTTCAGTTCCTTAACAACTATAACGAGTTAGGTCCCGACTTTGTCCAAGAAGGTTACTCTAATGATGTTTCTAAGTTGCAGGCAGAAGACTTCTGGTTGCTTGGTAAGTTGGTTGGTCCAGAAGGTACTGAATTCAAAAACAACAAGGTAGTGGAGGCTAAGTAATGTCTAATGTAGAATGGTTCGCCAAAGGCGAGGTTGGTGAGGTGGTTCGCGATATCATGGATTCCTTCCTTGATGATACGATTGATTCCTCTACTGCGATAGCGACACTATCGTCTATTGGTCTTAACAACGATGAGATGGTCCGTCTCATTGAACAAGAACTTGAAATGCAACAAGCAACTTTTCACTAGGAGTATTGTTATGGGTATGATTGCTAGTATATATCGAAACGATTCGTTTTCTGATAGTTCTAACAGCGGTATGAGTTCCAACTTCACTGAGGTGACTGTAGTGAACGTCGAAGGTCCTTTCGAACCAACTGTAGGTCGCCCTGCTGTTGAACTGGTGAAGGGATATGTGGAGGGGACTTGTTTTATTCGTCCAACTTATCTAGGTACAGAACGTCCGATGATGGGTGGTACATACGTCTCTACTTCAGACAGTCGATTCCACCGCAAGGTGCGTGAAATTACTGGGAGTGAATTCTCCGGTGCAGTTCCTTTCCATGATAGGGTAGAGTATTAATGCTGAAGCACAATGACAGTTGTACTGAGTTGCTCACCATTCTGCAAGAAGAGTGTGCCGAGGTCATTCAGAGAGTGTCGAAGGTAAAACGATTCGGTCAGGATAAACACAACCTAGACCTACTTGCCAAAGAGGTCGGTGACCTTGTCTGCATGATTGAGTTGTTACAGCAGTGGGAAGTCGTATCGTATAGTGCAGTAGAAGATGCACGGACAGAGAAGTTATTTAAACTTCGTGTCTGGTCTCATCTGTTTGACTATGATAGTGATGAAAACTATGACGCCGGTATCCGGTCGGACAACTAATATGAAGTATGCTGAGAATGTTGATGTTTCTGAATCCCCTAGTTACGAAATGTCCACCTATGTTCACAAGGTGGCAGAGTTACTGGGGATATCTAATCTTCCTGGCTATGTCGAACTTGAGTTCGTAGAAGACTTGGGTAAGTTTGCTGGACTTGTTGATGGTGATGAAGACCAAGTCGATATCTCTATTGCAAAGGTCTTTGATGGTGAAAGAGTAGACGAAGAACAAATGAAAATTAACATTGCCCATGAGATGGTTCATGCAGTCCAGATTTTAACAGGACGTTTGATACACACTGGGTTAAGTTTACAAGAAGGTATCTTCTCTTATAAGTGGATATTTGACGGTGAAGAATATCAGAATCTAAGTTATAATGACCAGCCATGGGAGAACGAAGCATATGACTACGAAAAAGAAATCTACCAAGCGGTCGAATCCGGTCGCGAAGTATGCGAGGCGATTCAATCGCGCCTCTACCCATGTCGACCGTAAGAAGGAGTCGAAGAAACGCGGTCAGTTAACCAAAGATGAACTGTATCCCAATAATGGCTTCTAGCCACTTGACAACCCACTACATATAAGGTATAATTATGGCAGTAAGTAAAGAAGTACGTTACGCAATGATTCGTGCGGCAGCACTCAAGATTCAGAAGCGTGGTAAGGTTAGTAAGGCAAATAAACGTCTTGCTAATGAAGTAGTAAGTCTAGACCGTCAAGACTATAAATCAGATGTGCGATGGGGAGACGAAGATAAGTTCGTTAATTCTCTTTTCTCTGACACACATCAATCAACCCAAAATGAGGAATGGAACTAATGGCCGATATGCCAGCAAACCTGATTGACTTAGGTCAATACACACGAAACGACGTAGAACTCATTACACGTGAATTCATGCGTTGCGTTTATCTAGATACTCTAGAAACCTTTGCGAAGGAATACGCTTCTCTCGATGAGAGTGATGAAACCCGTGCAAACGTTCTTGCTACTCTAGAAGCATTCGAACACACCATTGCAGTATTGGATGGTAATGAAGACTTTCTTGAAGCAGTACATGCTGAGGGAGACGAAGAAGAAGCAGCTGAGGATGCTGAATTTGAACGATTCTAAGGAGGAGTCGATGTTTAATTATGATAATATTGTTGACCAACTTCGGTCTAACGTACTTCAGGTAACATTTAGTAAGGTCAACGGTGAGGAACGCATTATGCCGTGTACTCTCCAGACTGACTACATGCCTGAGTTGTCTGAGTCGAAGGTCACCCAAGTGGATGACTTTTCAGTTAATAAATCTGTGATTCGCGCATTCGCAATCGACAAACAATCATGGCGGTCTTTCCGTGTCGATAATGTCAGAGCGATTGAGGTAATCAATGGATGAGACTACTGAAGAGAAATTCCTAACCAAGAAGTCATTCTCTGCGATGATTGAAAGTTTCGTGTTCCAACACAGAATGTCGTACATGGATTCCATTGTACATCTCTGTGAGAAGAACGGTCTAGAACTGGAAGACATTAAGAAGTATCTGTCTCCCACGATAGTGGAACATCTAGAGAGTGAGGCACGTCAGTTAAATTTTCTGCCAAAACAGAATACACTAGACGTATAAATAGCTATGCCCTTATGGGTAATCTCATACATTGTTTATATTTAAGTTTATATTTAAGGAAATATTATGTCTTTTGCAAATCTAAAGTCCAAGTCTATGGACATCTCTAAACTTGTAACCGCTGCTACCGAAGCATCCGGTCAAGTATCTAACACCAACAAATACCAAGACGACCGCAAGTGGAAACCTACCGTTGATGAACAAGGTAATGGTTACGCCGTGATTCGTTTTCTTCCTGCTACTGAAGGTCAAGACCTACCGTGGGTTCGCTACTGGGACCACGCATTCAAGGGTCCAACCGGACAATGGTACATCGAACGTTCGTTGACTACCCTAGGTCAGAATGACCCACTGGGTGAGTTGAACTCGCGTCTGTGGAACTCAGGCATCGAAGAAGACAAAGAAACTGCACGTCGCCAGAAGCGTCGTCTACACTACGTTACTAACATTCAAGTTATTAACGACCCTGCAAACCCTGCCAACAATGGTAAGTCATTCATCTATGAGTTCGGTAAGAAAATCTTTGATAAGATTATGGACCAGATGCAACCAGAATTCCCAGGCGAGACTCCGGTCAATCCTTTTGATTTCTGGGCGGGTGCGGACTTCGAACTGAAGATTCGTAACGTTGCTGGATACCGTAACTATGACAAGTCAGACTTTAAGTCACCTTCTCAGTTCTTGGGTGCTGATGAGACACAACTTGAAGCGGTGTATAATACACTGTACGACTTGAACGAATTCATAGTACCGGACTATCCGAATGCACATGATGCCAAGTGGTTCAAGACTTATGATGAGTTGAAGCAGAAGTTGGAGACCGTACTAGGTCTTGCGACTGGTGCCGGTTCTACTTTGAAGAACGAAGCACTTGCACAGACTGCTGAAGCTGCTCCGATTCGTGAATCGTCTGAACCTACTATTGTTGCTGCAACACAACCCGCTGTTGCTCCCGCTGTTGTCGCAGAAGCGGATGACACATTGTCATACTTTGCGCAGATGGCTGCTGAAGACTAATTTCTTTCGTGGTTTTGGGGGGACTTCGGTCCCCTTTTTTTATGTTCTAGTACCTGATAGTGGGTCATAACTATCCCACGAAATATCTGGTCTTGATACAAGACTGGTATTGTTACTTGAATTGGAAACATTAGATGACTGTGGGGCAAAGAGAGT